AAGGATGTGCCTGATGTTTGATACAAAAACGTTTCATAGTAATGCGATGAAATTGGAGTATTCCAAAAGAAGTAACCTGAACTCGTATCCAGACCTGAGAAGCCTGATAACGGGGAGCCGTACGAGACACGCTTATCCGATATCCACCCATGAAGAACAAAATCTCCCACATTGCAAGAACCACTCATCGTTGTTAATGCCACAGAACTAGATGGAGTATTTACCTGCGTATAGTATCTAGAGCCGAAAGGCTCAGAATATGGATGCTCAAAATTGTTTGCGGTAATGCAATGGACATGAATAGCCCAGTCAAAACCTGTATCGCCTGCTGGGCAAAGACCCGAAATATCCAAATTGCTAGGAAGAGTGCCCGACGCAGGCAACTGAATAATGGTTATATTTTGGTAAACATCTTCAATTGTACTACCATGGTCATCATTGCTCCAAACATATGACCAACCAGACACATTTGAAATACTTGCATAAGTGCCAGAAGTATAGCCACCATCTTCAGCAAATTCTTGAATAATTAAGAAATCGCCATTTGAAGCACCCAAAGTTGAAGTAGAAACAGTCAGGGTATCCTGTCTCGCAGATGCGTAAGCAGAACCGTTATAGGTAGGTGGAACGTAGTCAACCCAAACCTCGTTATCCCCCATATAGATTTTGTCTACTTGAGAGGAACCAACCTTAAATCCATCTGCATCATTCAATACTGGCATGGCTCAACCAACAATCACATACAACGTATTAGCATCAGGAGTCAAAGCATCATACTCGGCTTGAGTCAATTTAACAATAGTGCTGATGTCGTCGGAGGTTACAACCGGCTCTCCGCCTGAAGACAAAGTTCCGTCTACCGTCACGTTCCGGAAACGGCAAGAGACGAAAGGGTTCCGACACTCGTCAACGAGGATGCCGTCACCCCTGAAGCAAGCGTGTTCCCGGTAAGGTTAGACGCGTCATGCGTATGTGAATCGTTCGCAACAACAATTGAGTTATAAGTACCGGAAACATCACCACCAAAAGAGGTCGAGGTGGTTAGTGCCGTTGCTGAATCCTGCTTAGTGGCAATACTGTTCGTGACGGTCGTGGCGAAGTTCGCATCATCCCCGAGAGCCGCAGCAAGTTCATTCAGCGTGTCCAGTGTCGCTGGCGCAGCGTCAACCAAATTTGATACAGCAGTATCAACGTACGTCTTCAAGGCATAATCACTGCCCTGAGTACCGTCAAGAGTATCAGCATCCAGCCCAGAGCCAGCGCCATCAACTGTTTTGATAGCGGTCAGAATTTCAGAGGCAGTCTGATCTGCTGTCGCTCCCGGTTCAATGCCATCTAGTTTCGACCCGTCAGCAGATACATCACGACCATCTACTGTTCCGCTAACTATGACGCTTCCAGTTACCTCAAGTTCTGAGTTGGCGTCATCCCAGACAAGGTTCGCACTGCTATCAAATGTTCCGCCTGTTGAAAACTGTACAGACCCGTCAGTACCAGATGCAGCAGCACTCGCTGCACCAACCTCAACCCACTGTGCTGATGAACCATCGTCGTAGTACAGATATGTCTTTGCTGTATCTGTATCAAACCATAGGTCACCGTTACCGGGGGTCGTTGGGGGCGTGCTGGAGGTCTGCATTGCAATAACTCCAGCGGTACCGACCTCAATCCACGCACTGTCATAATAGACGTACATGGCTCCGGTGTCGGTTTCATACCAGAGGTCACCCGCTACAGGATTGGATGGGGCGGTGTCCGATTGAGCGGCTCCTCCACCACCTTGCTTTACCCAAGCACCACCTGAGCGGATATACAACTCATCGTTAGTGGTATCAATGGCTATAGCACCATCAGCGAGGCTGGCTGTGGGGGCACCGGTAGTTGTTAAGGTAATGAGGCCGGAAGCGGCTTCAAGAGTGTCGTCGGTCTTTAAGGCGTTGGCGGCGTCTCGGTAAAGGTTGGTATCACCAGCAGTGGAGCCATCGCCCCAAGTGATCTTTCCTCCAGCGTCAATCTGTACTCGGTTCTGAATGTCACCGTCGACGTTGGCGGCGACAGCCTGCGATGATGCTGCCGTTGCGCCTTCTATTGTTATAGGAGTCTTAAACCTTTGAGCCACGGCCTCAACCGCACCTTTCTTGTGTCAGCCCTCGGGCTGTACTATTAAGCCGAAGTTACAACGATACGGTAATCACCAGCGGTGATAGTACCGAGCAAAGTAACAGTAACTGTGTTGTTGTTCGTACGTACTGTATCACCCATAACAGTTGCACCGGTAGAGGTGTCGTATACCTGAACCATCACGTCGGTGGTACCGAAGTTGTGGGTTACGGTAGTAGTGCTAGTACCACCCGTTGACCCAGCGCAGTCCACGGCAGCAATACGTGCCGTCGTGGTGCCTGAAAGCCCAGAAGCAGTAGTAGCGAGAGAGGTACGAGCCGTGGAAGGTGTCTCTGACGTCCAGTCCGTACCATCGCTAACGATGAAGTTACTGTCAGCGTGGGTGAGGGCGGCGAGATCGTCAAGATCGTCGTCCCAAGCCTGCACGTTTGTGCCGATGACCACGCCCAGCGTGGCTCGTGCGGTTGCGGCGTCAGCGTCGTCGATAAGTGAACGACCATATGAGGAAAGGGTGGTGACGCTAGCGGTACCAGACCCTGTGAAGTATGGGAGGGCGTCGGCGGCGCTAGTCAGTCCAGCAAGAGCCGAAATCTCGGCATCGATGTTGATGAGGTTTGACCAATCAACATTGGCATCAATCTCACCGATTGTCCCCGAGAAGACTTCGCCAGTAGCACCAGCATCAGGGATGAAGGTGAACTTGCCGGTCGAATCATCGAAACCAAAGAAGCCCAGTTTGTCAGAGGTACCATCGTGCCAGCGGAACTCAATACCACGGTCTTTGTTGTCATCAGAGGCGGGGGCGGTGTCACCACCGAGGGTGAATACCGGGTCGTCAATCGTGACTGTGGTGGAGTTGACGGTAGTAGTTGTACCGTTGACGAACAAGTCACCGGTAACTGTGAGGTCGTTACCGATAGTTACGTCATTAGGAAGACCGATAGTCACCGCACCAGTAGATGCGCTGACTTCAACCTCGTTAGCGGTACCAGTCAGTGATGAGACAGAGTTACTGCTTAGGTCGCTGACCTGAGAGGAAGTAATACTAATGCTGGTGTCGGTAACGCCGGTTACCTGACCCTGAGCATTGACAGCAAATACGGGAACGGTGTCAGCCGCTCCGTAGGTGGCGGCGGTTACAGTCGTGTTATCTAGAGTGACGGTGATCGTGTCACCAGTAACGCTGGTGGAGATACCCGTACCACCAGAAACAGTCAGTTCATCTGTGGCGAGGGCGACGCCGTCGTCTGTACCGCTGTCGGCAGCGATGTTAAGAGTGGTGGCAATGCTTGCCTGACCAACGACCGTAAGTTGACCTTGAGCGTTAACCGTGAATGTAGGAATAGCGGTAGACGAACCGTACGAACCTGCGGATACTCCGGTGTTGGTGATAGACAGCGTTACATCACCATCTGATCCACCACCCGAAAGGCCCGTTCCTGCTGTAACAGCCGTAATGTCGCCATCAGCCAGAACTGTCCAGTCAGTACCGTTCCAAACCTTGAACAGGTTCGTGGTGGTGTTGTAGATGATTTGACCGGCAAGAGGGGAACTCGGGTCCGCTGCAACATTCTGAACGACTGCGTTAAGCAGTTCGTTCTGGTTTAGATCTAAGTTTGTCAAGTACTTCTGGGCCATGATGGCTCCTTATGTAAGGTATGCGTACCCAGAGAAAGCCCCTGAGAACTCAATGCGAACGGTCTCGTTGTCTACGTATGTTACCTCACCTACTACTACCGAATTAGCGCTATCGACTACTGTGACTGAAGGTTTTCCGCCCAAGGAGTGGGTGATAGTCCACGTAGCGGAAGCGATGTTTTGAGTGTGCGTGTGACGTAATGTAAACTGACTGAAACGCCCTGTGGGGGACGCTGGCCACACACCATCTGCCTTTGGTCCGTAGACGGCACTATTGTCGTCTAGGTCAATGTAGAAGTCGCCGTCGACCCCTACATCTGCTGCTGGAAAACCATTTCCAGATAGAAATAACGTGCCACGCTTACCCTGCGGGCCGGGGGACATAACCTGTAAAGAGTACTCAACCTGAGGAATTACTACAGTAGTAGTCTCGTTGGTTATCTCAATACGATTGTTCTGCTCAATAACTTGAACTGTGTTCTGGCTCACCTTGTCACCTCTGAGCGCACTACAAAAGTACCCATCAGAAGTCGGCTGACATCGCCAGATACAGAAACCAACTCTAGGTCATAGGTGTACGAACCTGCTGGTAAGTCAGCCATATCACTAGAGGTAATGCTAAGAGCAATAGTACCAGCATCGCCACCTAGTGTGATGCGGTTATTTTCTGTCGTCAACGACAAAGAGACAGAAGAGGTTACCTTCTGTCGAATCTGCATACGTGCCGTGTACCCAGTCAGGTCGATAGGAGAATTGGTCGAATCTTTCCAAGTAATGACCTGACTGAATGTGGCACCTTGATCAGCGGTAAAGCCGTAGGTTGCTGCTAATGCCATCATTCCTCCCGTGATACTGGAAAGGCGGGGGCGTATCCGCCCCCGCCCAAGCCAGTGATTACCTTGTCGGGTTTATCAGGAGATAGACCCACCAAGCGTGTTGAGAACCACGCGGGATTCGTGGGTGATCATACCGAAGCCCCAGATGGCGTACCATGCCAAGCCGTGCTCACGACCGAAGTCGATCACACCACCGTCACGCAGTTCAACCGGGAGGCTGATGGCGTGACCGAAGGCATTGTCACCAATCATGATTGCGTTGTAGGCGTCTGCGAGTGACTGGACGCCAGCGGTGCCACCGTCGGTGTCGACGCCGGTCACATCTGCGAGAGGACCGGTGTCACCAACGAGGCCCTTAGCAACCTGTGTGGTCTCAATGAAGACGACGTCATAGATACGTCCGATTTCACCGAGCATGAAGTTGCCGGGGGCGGCGTACTTCGTGACTTCGATGAACTCTGGCCAGTCGCGGAGCGCACGGCTCTGTGATGGGTGAACGAAGCAGACGTAGGTGTCTCCAAGGCGAGGAATGTTCTGGCCAGCGAGAACCTCAACTGCGTCCTTGATGGTTGCAGGTGAGAGGTATCCCGGAGCAGCAGCGGTACCAAGCACGCCTTGATCGTACGGGCTAAGTGAACCACGCGACGTCGCAGCGGTGCGACCGAAGACGACGTTAGGAGCAACAGCAGATCCACCACCGAAAGGAACGGCAGCGTCATACAGCGTGTTGCGTGCTTGCGTGTCCATCGACTGCGCCATGTGACGACCGAGAAGGCGTGAAGCCGAGGCCATAACATCGTCGAATGCCGCGTTGAGAAGCAACTCGGTGACGGCAACAGCCTTACCGTGCTCCTTGACGGTGATCGTGATCTGCGAAGCAGTAAGAGCGGTTGGCTCCATGCGGACACCCTCAGTCAACTCAGAACCAGTCTGGTCAACATCAAGGTTGTTATAACGCATGAACTTAATGGTCAGACCGGGCTGAACACCGAGTTCTGTCTTCTTAACAGCGAACTGCTCAAAGCGAAGAACCGGCATTGCTTGGAAAAGGATTTCCTTTGACCAAATCTGCTGGATTGCGGGTGCGAGAGTGGCGTCAGACGAATAGCCGGTCGTGGTAACAGCCGAAAGATCGGCTCCGGTAATCGCGCCACCTGTAGGTGCTGGAAGGGCCATGTTGATTATCCTCCGTAGGATACTTTGTGGTTAATTGTGGGTTTTTAGCGTCCTCGCATAGAGGTTTGCGCCAAGAGCCTGTCCCTTACTTGAGCGTACTGTTCCATCGTCATGTTGGCGATATCCGCCGATGTCAATGTCTGCTGCTCCGTCATATTCTCCAATGGCCCAATTGGGGTTGATCCCGTTGCCGGGACTCCCCTCAGGTTCTGCCGCTGGGGCATAGCCTGCTGGATGTTTTCCATAATAGCAGAAGTTCTTTCCTTGACGGCAAAAATAGCGCTTTCAATCTCATCTTCCGAATTTCCTCGGACAAAGTCCAAAAGTTCCGGCATGATGTTGTCCTGCTCTTCCGCAATGCGGCGAGATTTGAAGGACTCAATTTCTTGAAAGCGACGCTCCTGCTCAAGGAGTGCCTTCTGTGCTTCAGCCTCATGCTGGAGTGCGGTAAATTTCTGCTCCCACTCCTGCTGAACTGTGTTGATCTGCTGCTGGAACTCGTCTTCTTTACGAGTCATAAGTTCCTTAGCAGACATCTCTTCCTCTTCTCGGAGGCGTCGCTCTTCTGCTTCCTTTGCCGCTGCGTCTTGTGCCAGACGCTGCTGCTCAGTGCGCTCATGGTTGAAGATTTCGACCTGCTCCTGCAATTTGGAGATCTTGTCGTACAACTTGTCCTTTTCCTGACGACGGATTGCTTCAACCTCGTCGGGGGTGAACAACTTGCTGTTATCTGTTTTTGATGCCTGAACTTCTTGGGGGGCCGGGGCCTCCTGTGGTGGAACAGGTACATCGATGGTGATTTCGTCACCACGGTTATCAACTGCCATTGTTAATACCTCACGTTGTCTTGCTGATATGTCTGAAATGGATTACGATTTATTAGTCCGAGTCGGGAACTCTACGTTGAGCAAGGTTTGCTCCGTAGGCCCGTTGTGCCAACTGATTTACTACGTCGCCAGAGGGGTTAACCCCCGGCATTACTCCCGATCCCTCTTGTGCGGAACCGGAAGATGTTACCCCATCCCCACCTGCGCTTTTAACGCCGCCTGCGGGCTGGGCTCCATCAGGACTAACCATACCAGTTAGAGCCATGACGGAGGCGGATATCTGTGCATTAATCATTTCCAAAGCACCCTGATCGAATGCGTCGTCTCTAAGTTCCTCAGAAATCTCTGCCATCTTTTCGTTCGGGAACTCCTCGCCAAGGGCACGCAATGCACCGCGCTTGGACTCAAGACCCATAGCCATCTTGGCCTGCAACTCGTTGAGTTTGATGAGTTGATCAACCGGCAGAGGATCAGGCCAGTGGATAGAGGTGCGGTAAGTATTCGGGTCACGAGGATCTAGAATCTGCAACTGATCAGGCTCTGGGTATGTTGCCTCTGCCGGATTCCACTGCAACGACTCGGGCTCGTGTACAGCCTGAGTGCGGATGATCAATTCGTTCAACTGAATGAGGCCCTTACCAAAATGGGTCCGCTTCATGTGATAGCGGTTCATCATCGGCTGATACTGAATGGCGAGGGCGACGCCCGACGTGTTGGAGATTGGTTGGGTCTTACCTAGCGCTGACTCAGGCACACCTGTAATTTCGTGCATGGCCTGCTTGATGAACTGCACGTAGTTAAGAGCCCCGGCCATCTCTCCGCTGGACTCGAGGTTATACACACGTGCGTCTTTAGGCAAGCCTGCCCATACCTTCTTAGCACCACGTTCCAACTGTGAAGCCTTAGCACCAGTAATGATGGTCACGGGTGCGCTGTGGTAGTTGATGATGTCCGATACCTCGGTCATCTTTTCGTTCAACTCTCGGTTCAGAGGGATGATGTCCCAAATGTCTGCTTGGCCCCAAGGGGACGAAGAAATACTGACGTTTGGAATATGGATGACAGGTACTTTGCCAATCGGATTCTCGTACTGGTCAATCAACTCGTCGTTGATGTACTGCTCCACGGTGTCATCAGTGAGAATCTCAGTAAAGGTGTAAACCTGACGGGTACCTTCTGGGCTGGTGCCCCAGAACCGGTACTTCAACTTAAATCGAAGAATACGATCACGGTCGTGTGGGTGATACTCAGGGAAACAATGTGCTGGGTTTAGTGGGATGATGCGAGTCTTACCACTGTGGATAACCCCTAGCGAATCCTCCCAAGGCTCCTCGTAAGCAACCTTGACAAAACAGTCTCCGGAAACACCGGCCAACTGCCCCATTTCCCAAAGTAATTTCTGCTTATTGTTATCTACTTCCCAAACCTTTTGTAGAAGGTGCGGAATGATAGCACCATTTGCCTCTGGCACTTTGAACTGCACTCCGCGTCCAAAACAGAAGTTGGTGATGTAGTCAGACATAGTACGGACGTAGTTCAAGTAAATGTTCTGATCGCCCATCTCACGACGGTGAGACCAATGGTGACCTAGATACCAAGCCCAACATGCAGAGTAACGGTTTAGTCGGGGGCCGTGAACCTCAAACTCTTCGTCAGCCAGTTCAACCAAGCCAAGGGGAGAGATAGCAACGGTTAGGTCGCTTGAACTAGCCCTATAACTTGGAGACCAAAAATCAACTGGCACTATGTGCTCCCGTCAGACGTACGTACACAATAAAGACTAGCAGATTACTTTCCGCTCTTTTTCTTCTTTGCGGCGTTCATATTATCAACTAGGTTCGGGTAAGGTCGCCCTGCTTTCTTAGCGGAAGCCTTGGCTTTGGCCTTTTGGGAAGGCGTCAACTTCTTGTCAGACTTTGTTGGGTCCTTCTTATCCCATACCTTTTTCTCAGCCATTACTTCTTACCTCGGTTACGGGCACGGTTTTTGCTGGAGTCTTCGGCAACGATCTTTCCGTCTTTGGTGTGGGACATGTCTTTACCACCCTTACCATCGATACCACGATCACGACGCTCCTGCTTCAACTCGGTGCGCTTCTTGACCTGCTCGGGCTTCTTATTGAACTCTTTGTCCGTCTCCGCC